AGTACGCCAATCCAATGACCAAGGTTATAAAGACGAGTTTGTTTTAATCCTGGTATCAGCGCCAGTATTATTATTAATTTGGTCAGTCTTCTCGGGAGATCCAGAAATTCAATTCAAATTGGACATGTTCTTCGAAAAATTTGGTAGTCTACCTTTTTGGTATCAATCAATTTTTATTGGTGTGGTCGCATCAATATATGGACTCAAAACAGCTGATATTATGAAGAAGAAGTGAAGTTCCACGAATATTGGGACAACGAGAATAAGCTATTAGAACTTTCATATAAAGAATCTATTAGACAGAAGGAGGAGCGAAGATGGAAGACCAAGACACGTGTGCCTGTCACACAGAAGAAAAAAGACAATCGGGGGAATGTTGTAAACAAGAAAAGCCCAATGCTTTAGATGAGTTTTGGACTAGCTTAGGAGAACCTGATAAATGCAAGAAACCGTAGACCCAGTAAACGTCGTATATAAAACACAAAAACTATTAGATGAGTTGATGGAAAACAACGCGCAAGTATTACTTGGCGGTGGTGTTGACAATATGTCCAAATACAACTATATTCTAGGAAAGATCCATATAATAGATCAAATCAAACAGGAAATCTCTAACCTGCTAAACCCAAAGGAGCCGGAACCATATGACAAAAAAGTCACACGCATTAGAAGATAAATATAAAGCAGACGAAGAAATAAAAAGAGCTGCAGAACACGAAGCTGAACAAGCTCCTACCAAAACAAATTTAGAAAAATTACCAAACCCCACCGGATGGCGTTTGTTAGTTATGCCGTTTAAAGTTAAAGAAGAAACTAAAGGCGGAATTATTATTGCACAAGAAACATTAGACAGAGCTAGAGCCGCGGTCCAAGTTGGATATGTATTGAAGATGGGTCCACTTTGTTATGATGATAAAGATAAATACCCAACGGGTGCTTGGTGCAAAGAAAAAGATTGGGTGATGTTTGCACGTTATGCAGGCTCACGTATTGATATTGATGGTGGAGAGATAAAAATGTTAAACGATGACGAGATATTAGGAACGATTGACGATCCAAAAGATATCTTGCACGCAATGTAAACCATAGGAGGATATACTATGCAAGAAGACAAAGTAGAAATACCTGGCGAGGAAGATGCACAAGAAACAATAATTGATTTAGATGCACCAACACCAGAACAATCATTAGAAGAGGATATAATAGATGTCGAAGAAATTAGTGAAAACGATAATCAGTCCAATAACGCACCTGCGAAACCTGGGGAGCAGTCAAATGTTCAAGCAGATAAAGCAGAACTCGGTGAATACTCCGAAGGCGTCCAAAAAAGAATAGCTAAACTTACACGTAAAATGCGTGAAGCTGAAAGGCAAAAAGAAGAAGCTATTCAATATGCACAAGCTATTAACGAGCAAGCCAGTAAACTAAGACAAGGTTACGAAAAACTAGATGTAAGACATTCTAGTGAATTGGAACAAAAAATAGTAACTGGTATGGCAGCAGCTAAAGCTAAATATAAAGAAGCTATTGATGCTGGTGATATTGACTCTCAAGTTGATGCACAACGCGCTATTGCACAATTATCTATGGAAGAAGCAAGATTAGGTAATATTAAAGCCAATCAAGAACAAAGATTAGCTAGAGCAAAAGCCGAACCTGAACAAACACCAATGAATCAAGTTGCCCAACAGATGCCTACTACCCAGGATATCTACCAAGCAGCACAAACAATTGACCCTAAAGCAGAAGACTGGTCCGCGAAAAACTCTTGGTTTGGCACGGATAATGCCATGACTTACACTGCTTTTGACATACATCAGAAATTAGTCGAGGACGAAGGATTTGATCCTACTAGTGCCGATTATTACTCTGAAGTAGATAAAAGAATAAGGGTTGCATTTCCACACAAATTTGGTAATGTAGAACAATCTACCGAAGTACAGAGCAATGCTCCAGTACAGAACGTAGCAAGTGCCCGACGTCCGGCCACAAAAGGACGCAGAAAAACCGTGAAGCTCACACCCTCACAGGTAGCAATTTCTAAAAGATTAGGTGTGCCACTCGAAGAGTATGCGAAACAACTATCGCTAAAGGAGGTATAAGCATATGACTAAAAAACAAACTGAGACTAAAACAGTTAAAACTTCCCGCGTGAGCGAAACTAGGGTCAAAAATGAAAGACCTAAAGTTTGGGCTCCTCCATCAACACTGGATGCACCACCTGCGCCAGACGGTTACGTACACAGATGGATACGTGCTGAAGTCATGGGGTATCAAGATACCGGAAACATGGCGGCACAAATCAAATCTGGATGGGAGTTAGTGAGAGCTGACGAATATCCTGATGCTGATTATCCAGAAGTAACGGACGGTAAATACGTAGGTATGATCGGAGTTGGCGGCCTTGTGCTGGCAAGGATGTCTGAAGAACTCGCAAAGTCTAGAGATGAGTATTTTAAACAAATGAATACTGATCGAAATGAGGCTTTAAATAACGATGTTATGAAGGAACAGCACCCAAGTATGCCGATCAATCAAGATCGACAGACTCGTGTAACTTTTGGTGGCTCAAAAAAGAACTAATCTTTTTAACCTCCAATTTAATAATAACTAACTAACCCTTTTAAGGAGGAAACAAAATATGGCTAATATAGATGCCCCTTTTGGTTTTAGACCTAGTGGTAAAGTTGGCGGAAACCCAGACAATGGTGCGTTATCTCAATTTACAATTTTAGATGCAGATAACACTACTATGTTCCAAGGAGACCTGGTAAAATTAGCAAGTGGCGGTGTCACAGACGCTGCTGTTGCAGATGCCGGTCTTATGGTTTTTAATGGGATACAATTCGACGACCCTACTACAGGAAAACCAACATTTAAGAACCAATACGGAGGAAACACTACTGCAGATGCAGATATTGATTGCTTCGTTTACGACGACCCGTACCAAGTGTACGAAGCTCAAGGCGATTCAGAAACAGCTGCATCACAAGCTATGGTAGGAACGTATATGGACCACCTCGAAACTCACAGTGGAAATACTACAACTGGTATTTCTGGCGACGAGATCGATGTGTCTGATACGTCTACTACTTTATCTGGTGTTAAATTTTTAGGTCTCGCTAAAACCCCAGGGAACTCATTTGGTGTTCACAACGTATTACGTTGTTTCATTGCTGAATCAGTTCACGTCAACTAATAGCAGGAGGATTAAAACATGGCTATATCAAGACAACAACTAGCAAAAGAGCTAGAGCCAGGTCTAAATGCATTATTTGGACTTGAGTACAAAAACTACGAAAATCAACACGGAGAGATTTTCGACACTGAAACAAGTGACAGAGCTTTTGAAGAAGAAGTAATGTTATCTGGTTTTGGGGAAGCACAAGTAAAATCTGAGGGTTCTGCTGTGTCTTTTGACGACGCAAACGAAAGCTTTACTGCACGTTATACTCACGAGACAATTGCTCTCGCTTTTTCTATCACAGAAGAAGCAGTTGAGGATAACTTGTATGACAGCATCGCTAAGCGTTACACAAAAGCACTAGCAAGATCTATGGCTCAGACTAAGCAAATCAAAGCGGCGAATATTTTAAACAACGCTTTTGCTACGACTACTTACGGAGACGGACAGTTCTTGATCGATAACGATCACCCTACTGTCGCTGCAGGTACTCAGTCTAATTTACTAGCAGCTTCTGACCTTAACGAAACATCACTAGAAGCATCACTAATTGCTATTGGTAAGTTCCAAGACGAGAGAGGCTTTAAAATTGCAGCTCGTGGTATGAAATTAATCATACCTTCTGATCTACAATTTGTAGCTGAACGTCTTACTAAAACTGCTAATAGAGTTGGTACTGCGGATAATGATATTAATGCAGTTCAGTCAATGGGAATGATGCCACAAGGTTTTGTGGTTAACAATTTCTTAACTGATACAAACGCATTCTTTATCAAGACTGATGTTCCTAATGGATTAAAACACTTCCAAAGAGCAGCTTTAAAAACTGCTATGGAAGGCGATTTTGATACAGGTAATATGAGATACAAAGCGAGAGAAAGATACAGCTTCGGCGCATCTGACTGGCGTGGTATTTTTGGTTCACCAGGATCAAGTTAAGAGTTAGTCTAATAACTTATAATTAGGGGGCTTCGGCCCCCTTTTTATTTGCAAAATAGCTTTTAAAAGCGTATAATTCACCCACTGCATATTTAAATTAGTTAATATAGACTCATGCAGTAGACTTTCTCAGGACTATATTAACGGAAAACGGAGACAAACTATGGGTAATACAACTTACAGCGGTCCGGTTAGATCAGAAGGTGGTTTTGAACAAATCACTAAAAACTCATCTACGGGCGCAACAACAACTAACTTTGATATCGATACAAGTGGTAACATCACAGGTACTGGTACATCGACAATAACAGGTGCAACTACTTTTGTTGTTCCAACAGTAACTATACTAGCAGCATATACTTCTGGTACAGTACTAACAGCAGCACAATCAGGATCTATTGTAACATTTCCTGCAATGGATGCTGGAGCAACTTTATCAC